AGATCCACCAATCTACAGATTAAATGTAGATGGAGAAAGAGTAGAATTAAAATCAGAACAATTACAAGAGCAGAGATTATTTGTGAGAGCATGTATGGATCAAATACATAAGTATCCACCAAAACTAAAACCAAAAGACTATGATATTATGGTTACAGCTTTGATGGCTAACCCAGAGTTAGTGGAAGCTCCTGCAGGCGCATCTAAATTAGAGCAACTATCACAACATTTAGAAAACTATTGCACAAGCAGAACTGCAGAAGGTGCAACAAAAGAAGATATGGAATCTGGTAACGTGTGGAACAAGGGTGGCTATCATCACTTTATATTTGGTGAGTTCTTTCATAAATTTTTACACAGACACAAGTGGTCTGAAAAATATGATGTTACAAATTTTTTACTTACCGAACATTGTAATTGTGAGGTTGCAAGAATGACAATAGGTAAAAAGAAAATATCTGTTATAAAGTTAAAAGAATTTGAAAAAGAAGATATGAAAATAAAAGAAAGAGTATTTAAACAGGAGGACGCATTTTGAAAACTATTGTTTTGGGTCCACCGGGTACAGGTAAAACAACTACATTACTTAATGAAGTAGATAAGTATTTAAAACAAACTGATCCTGATAAGATTGGTTACTTCTCCTTTACACAAAAGGCTGCGTACGAAGCAAGAGACAGGGCTATGTCTAAGTTTAATTTTAGTGAGGATGATTTACCATACTTTAGAACATTACACTCATTAGCATTTAGAAGATTGGGTATAAAGAAAGATGATGTGATGCAGAAGAGACACTACGAAGATTTAGGTCGAAAGATGCATTTGATATTAGATTACCATGAATATGATAATGAGCATTCTGGTTTATTTACAACCAAAAGTGATTTACTCCGTATTGTACAGATTGCAAGACTAAGAGGTATTACACCAGAACAGCAATATAATTTAAAAGAACATACACAAGATATAAAAGTTAAAGATTTAAAACAATTTGTATCTGATTTAGCACAATACAAGAAAGATTATAATCTTATAGATTTTACAGACATGATTACAGAGTTTGTGAAGATGGATAGATCACCAAGATTTGACGTAGTATTTATTGACGAAGCACAAGACTTATCACAAACACAATGGGGTATGGCAAAATCTATATGGGACAAGACACAAGATACATTTATTGCAGGTGATGATGATCAAGCTATATTTAGATGGGCAGGTGCTGACGTAGATAGTTTTATAGCACAGACGGGAAAGGTGATGCAATTAACACAGTCATACCGAATACCACAGGTTGTTCACGATGTTGCTTCAAAGATAGTAAACAAAATACAACATAGATTACCAAAAGAGTGGAGACCAAAAACGCAAAGAGGTTTACTTTCATATTATGATGACTTTGAACAAGTTAACATGAAACAAGGCAATTGGCTAGTGTTAGCTAGAACTAGATTTATGTTAAATGACATTGAAGAAAAGTTATACTCGCAAGGATTGTATTACGAGAACAAATTTAAAACAAATAAAGAACATGACTTGTACAAAGCTATAAACGATTGGGAAAATGTGCGTAAAGGTGTGAGTATAAATTACAATCAACTTGTTAGAATTGTTGCTTACATGTCAGACAATCATTTTCAAAAACAATCTTTAAAATATATGGACAAGGATGGACAATATGAAATGTCTGGATTGAAAGAGAGAATGTGGTTGAGGACAGATAAAGTTTGGTATGAAGCTTTTGATAGTGCACCACAAAAAAAAATAAGGTATATAAGAAGGATGAGGGAGAATGGTGAGAAATTAAATTCTACTCCACGTATTATTTTATCAACGATACACGGAGTAAAAGGTGGTGAGCAGGATAACGTAGTTCTCCTGACGGATCTATCAAGAAACACATTGAGAAACTACGAACAAAATCCTGATGATGAAAATAGATTGTTCTATGTTGGTGCAACTAGAACTAAAACTCATTTACATATCATTAGACCAAAAGATAATTATAAAGGATATAAAATATGAAAACAGAAGAAGCGTTACAACTAGCAAAAGAATTAATTGCTGGACCTAGAGCAAAAACTTACGGTGATAAAATAGTAAATCATGCAAACATAGGTAAACTATGGTCAGCATATTTAGATAAAGAGATAACGGCACACGATGCTGCTGTGATGATGGCTTTATTAAAAGTAGCTAGAACAAAATTTGGTGATCCAACAGAGGACACTTACGTTGATGCTGCTGCATATATGGCGATAGCCGGAGAATGTAAACATGGAGATGAAGAATCTTGGATACAGGGTCATAAAAAATGGAAGAAACAAAATGCAGATACCAATCTTTAAACCACAGACAGAGTGGATACCACCGACAGACTTTCCTGATTTAGGTAAGTATGATGAAATTGCTATCGACTTAGAAACAAAAGATCCAAACTTAAATAAAAGAATGGGATCTGGTTCTGTTGTAGGTGAGGGTGATGTTGTAGGTATATCATTAGCAACACACGATTGGTGTGCATACTATCCTATCGCACACGAAGGTGGTGGTAACATGGATCGTAAGATGGTCCTCAAATGGTTACAAGACCAACTCAATACACCAGCTACAAAAATATTTCATAACGCAATGTATGACGTATGTTGGTTAAGAGCATTAGGTTTAAAAATAAATGGAACAATTGTAGATACAATGATAGCCGCATCGTTGATAGATGAGAATAGATTTAGATATGATTTGAATGGTTGTGGTAGAGATTATCTTGGTAAAGGTAAAGACGAAACACAATTATACGAAGCTGCAAAGTCTTGGGGTGTAGATGCTAAAGCAGAAATGTATAAGCTACCCGCTATGTACGTTGGAGCTTACGCGGAGCGTGACGCCCAACTAACATTGGAGCTATGGCAGGAGTTTAAAAAAGAAATAATGCACCAAGATATTGGAAACATTTTTGAAATGGAAACTAAACTGTTCCCTGTTCTTGTTGATATGAGATTTTTAGGAGTACGTGTAGATGTAGAGAGAGCCGCTAAAGAAAAAAGAAACATGGTTGAAGAAGAAAATAGATTGTTAGGTGGTATCTATGCCGAAACAAAAGAAGATGTACAGATATGGGCTGCAAGATCTATTGCTAAAGTGTTTGATAAATTAGGTCTACCTTATGATAGAACAGAAAAAACAGGTGCACCAAGTTTTACAAAAAACTTTTTATCTAATCATCCACATAATATTGTACAAGCGATTGCAAAAGCAAGAGAGATTAATAAAGCACACACTACGTTCTTAGATACGATACTAAAATATTCTGGTAAAGGTAGAATACATGCAGAGATAAATCAGTTACGTGGTGACAGTGGTGGTACGGTGACAGGAAGATTCAGTATGAATAATCCAAACCTACAGCAGATACCTGCAAGGAACAAGGATCTCGGACCACGGATCAGAAGTTTATTTATACCTGAAGAGAATTGTAAGTGGGGATGTTTTGATTACAGTCAACAAGAACCACGTCTTGTTGTGCATTATGCTGCGCTACAAGGGTTTTATTCTGTAGAAGATGTTGTGGATGCATACAAAGATGGTGACGCAGACTTCCACAAGATTGTTGCTGATATGGCCAACATACCTAGGACACAAGCTAAAACAATTAATCTTGGTTTGTTTTATGGTATGGGTAAAAATAAATTACAAGCAGAGCTGGGTGTAAACAAGCTACAAGCTGAAGAATTATTTAAACAATATCACAGTAAAGTGCCTTTTGTTAAACAGTTGATGGATGCAGTAATGAGTAGAGCACAGCGTAAAGGTAAAGTGAGAACGTTGCTAGGTCGACTGTGTAGGTTTCATTTATGGGAGCCCAATCAGTTTGGTATCCACAAGCCATTGTCTCACGATGATGCGCTCGCGGAACACGGACCAGGGATTAAAAGAGCATATACTTACAAAGCTTTGAATAGATTGATACAAGGATCTGCAGCTGACATGACAAAAAAAGCTATGATAGATTTACATGCTGAAGGTATATTGCCTCATTTGCAAGTTCATGATGAATTAGATATATCTATTCAAAATAAAAAAGAAGCAGAAAAAATAAAAGAAATAATGGAGTCAACAGTATCACTTGAAGTTCCAAACAAAGTAGATTATGAAGAAGGTGATAACTGGGGTAGTATCAAATGAGGATAAATTATGGCTTTTTTAAATGCAAACATTCCACCGACATATGCACAAATTAGAAGAGAATATTTATATGATCTTAAAAAACATCACGGTGAAGTTGAAGACTGTATTATTTTTGGTCTTTCGGCTATTACGGGGCGTGCTATCCTTTTTCATGGAATTATGGAAAATGGAGCTGTCTTCTATCGTCTCCCGATATCTGCGTTCATTCAAAGAGGTTTTAAACCAGAGGACGTTCCTAGGCGTAGACTTGATGAGTTACAGCTTTGGAATTGTTTCAGTTATTATCCTTCTGTACATACTTGGGATATTTTAGAATCACAAGCCGGTAAATACATCGGAAAAGATAAAAAATGGCACTATGGTCAATACCTATTTACGGTTGACTTTGCTCATCCTGAAAGTAATATACTTGACACGGATCATTCAGAGATACCGCACGAGCACAAATGTGCTCACATCATAGCTCTTGACGATGGGAACTATGCAGCACAACCTAACAACAGATGCATTTGGGATATACCTTCATTTACAGTGAAAGATAATATTCCAGACTGGAAAGTGCAGACTTCTGAATGGAATGTAGAAAATACAACTAAGTGGAAGACTGAAGATACGGACAACTTCTTCTACGAAATTGAGGAGAAAAAACATGATTAAAAAAATATGGAATAAAATCAAAAGCCTATGGGATAAATGGGTTGATTGGGTTTTCAAAGGTTTTTATAAATAATGAAAAAACCCAAAAGTAAACTAGAGTGGTTTAAAAAAAATATTGTAATTGTTCCTGTTGTGGCAGCAATCATAGCCGGAACATTTACATCAGTAAGATATGTATTATCCTTAACAGATACTATTACAGCTAACCAAGAAACTATTATTAAGATGGAGTCTAAACTAAGTAACTCAATAGCAGATATTAACGACCTTAAACAAAGACTGTCCGCAGCAGAAGCAACATGGACAATGGCAGAAAATTTATACAGGCAACTTGCCGACACAGTGAGGGACCATACCTATGACCTTAAAGACCTTACGAGATAATTTATTATGGATCGCATTCTTTCTTTGCGTTGCAACTTATGTGCAAGCAAGAAATGAATATTTAAATGACTACAATACTTGTGAAAGAGGTAGTTGGGAAACTTATACAGAACTTAGACAACACGAATACAAATCAGGATCTAGCGCTGAATCTCAAAATCAAACACTAGGTTTTAGATTTAGAATGCCTTTAGGTGCTGTGTGTGATGATGAATACATTGCAGAAATGCAGAAAAAAAATAAATTAAAGACCCAACTTGAACTTATAAAAGAGTGTAAAAGAATACCGAATCTTAGCCCTCCACCTGTAGAATTTGCAGAATTATTCAATATGTGTAATAAATTAGGGGTTGTTAGGTTTATTGACAAGAAACCAGAGGGTAGTCATTGGGACAATTTAAAGATACAATACCTAAAAGATAATCCAGATGTAGTTATTTTTGAAGGAGCAATGCCAAAATGAAGATTAATGAAGGAACAAAAGTAAGCACAGATCTTAAAACAATTTTAGGAATTGTTGCAGGTGTGGCATTGGGTGTGCTAGGTTATACAGAACTGACTGGAAGATTAGTATCGTTGGAGACTTCACGTGAATTGATGCAGGCTGATTTACTCAAGGCTTCAGACCAGAAGCCCGTAGATCAGGAACAACTGATGTTGTTGGAGGATCTTTATAAGACCACTGAGAAAATAGAAAAAAGAATTGAAGATATGATGCACAATAAAGTCAACATACAATTCTTACAAAAACAAATGGAAAAAGCTTTAACAGATATAGAAGTTTTAAAGGACAAGGTAAGAGCAAATGGATCGAAACACTAGAAAAGTATTACAATATATTTCCGACATGGAAAAACAGGCTAAACA